TTATACTTTGGAAACGATATTGTTCAGTTGGAATTCCGTAAATTGTTTGGCTGTCTGCTTGGCTTCCAAATTGTTGTGTCTTTGGCATTGCAGAATTGATTACTTTAATAAACTGGTCGTACCAGTTTGCATTACTTGGGTCGTTCCAAGTAACAGTCTGTCCTGCAATATTTCGTCCATTGCTGTCAACTACAGTTTCTGTTGTAGATACAGTTGTTAGTTTTAATAAGCCGCTTGCGCCAACAGTACGTTTAGCATTATAGGATAACATACGTGCTAATCGTAATACTGATTCACGGCGATCAGACAGTTCTAAAAAGTTGTCGCGGGCATTCAAGTCAACGCGGAAAGCTATGCTTTGGCCCAGGAATGCAATAAGATCAATTAGGGCAAGGTATTCGCTAGACTCAATATAGTCATTAAAATCCTCTGGATAATTCTGACGAATATAGTCGATCATTGTGCGGCGCAAGTTCTCAAAGTCATAGCTTTGGAAGTCCGCATTACGGAAAGATTGGTATACTTTTTTCCAATCTTCGCTTACTAATAATCTATTTTGTCTAGTAGTTACACTCATGATTTATCCTATATCATGTATTTATTGAATAAAATTATGTGGGTGTTTTATCCTAACATGAGTCCGTTTGCTTGGTCAAACCGTAGTTGCATTGTCTGGCTGATGTTGTATGGCAGATACGTTAAAATACATTCTATTTGCAGTCCTGTTTCATATGCAACCACAGTTACTTGGCTTGCTTGTATACGAGGATCGTAGTTAATAATTGAATTAACATTGTCTGTAATTACATTTTTAACATCTTCTGTTAGCGGCTCAAATAGTAAATCCCATATAATTGTGCCGTAATCCGGGTTCATTAAACGTTCGCCTTGTCTAGTATGAAAGTGATTTAACAAGTCTTGCTGAATTAATTGAAAATCGTATAGGGCAAAATTTTCAGTATCTGCATTAACTGTACTAAAACCTTTGTACATCTTAGGCGTAACGTTGTCACTGCGCATTCCTGGTTTTAAAACTATCTTATCATATAATCTTGGATTTGAACTCATGCTTGATCTCCTGGTGCCGGTTCAGGCGGTAGAAACTTTTCAAAGGTGTCTGTTTTTATAGAATACTCGTTCCATGCTTTAGGTGTTGGTATTGCGGCGCCTGTAGTTATGTCAGTTTTAGGAGCAGTAAAGTTTATAGGATCTAAATTTTCATGATGTTCCCACGGTTCAGCTTGCGGTACACGTAGCATAATTGATTGCACTTGTGTTCCGGCTGGACCTGGTACATCAAAGGGTTGTAACTTAGTTGCGACTACAGCAGGCGACGCCGCAGGGCCGTTCATATGAATTTCAGTTGCTGTTTCAACATGATTTGCACCGCTTTTTATTTCTGTCGACTGCCCTGCTGTGAACCAATTATGTCCTGTTGTGTTAACGTCTAAATTGCCAGTGGTTGTTAATTTTCCATCTTTACCAATAATTATTGAAGCATCTCCGACTGTTTCTAAATAAAAATCAGTGGCTGCTTTCATGTTGATACTTCTGCCGGCTTCAAGATTGATATCTCGATCAGCAGTAAAATTAATGTCTTCTTCTGTATGAATACTGATACTGTCTTTTGCATAGATATCAATTTTGCCGTTACTAGTTAATTCAATCCATGATGTTCCACTTGCATTACCAATATAAATCAAATCTTCACTATTGTGTAATAATATCTGATGCCCGGTACGAGTACGGATTCTAAATAATTCGTTGTGCGGAATTTTAATATCACCATCAGTTTCTTTTTGTTCAACTGATGCATATTCTGGAGGACCTTCGCCTGCTAAGGTTTTACGTAAAAACTTATCATCACCGTCATCCATAACAAACGTAGTACCACCCATTCGACTAACAGGAAAATTATTAACACGCTCTCCTTCTTTACCAACAGGGCCACGTTTTGCACCAGATTGCTTGTCCGACGGGCCTGGTGTGGAAATGCCAAATACATTGCTTGGGCTTTCTCTGCGGGCACCACTAGTTGTAATACCTCGTACATCGTCTTTTAACAATCCTTGCAACTCTAATATTTTTGCAAATGGATGTTGAGCTTTGTTAATTTTTGTTGGGTCTGATTGTGTGCCAGGATTATATTTTTTATTGTATTCTGCAACTGGTACTCTTTTGCCGTCAACTGTAAGTGAGTCAGGGCTAATAAATTTAGTTGCGGCTAAGCCTGGCACCATAAAGTTCATTGAAAGGTCAGGTACACAAGCAATCCAATAACCATACTTTGTATCGTTATTTGTAAACGCAACAATTACAGTTGTGCCAGTGTCAGGTGGTACCATCCACATGCCATAGCTCTTTTGCGTGTTTTCGTAGTCGTCAACATCAGACACGTATTCTTCGCCGGTACTACCAAAGAAAGGACTGGCATATTTTACGTTAACAATTTGTCCTGCTGTTGTGTTTCCGCCAGTTGGTCGTTGAAGCTGTACTTGCAAAACTCCCATATAAGTTGTGTCAAGATTTGCAACAACCGTACCCAAGTACAATCCTGCTTTAAAGTCAGGAGTTGTTGACGAAATGTGGTCTTCGTTAGTAGAGCCGTCCATTATTTTTTACCTCCAGCTACCGGGGCTGCTGGTGTAGATACATTATATGTCTGCGCAGGAGTTGCTGTTTTTGTAAGCTCTTGAGCATTTCTTCTGTAGCCAGTTAATGTTTGCCTAAACTGACCTTTATTAAAATTATTTTTTACTAGTGTGACACAATATAATCCGCTGAACCCGATTACCGGACCTGCTTTACTAGACAGTGTCATATCTTCTGTATGGTTAGGTGATTTAAAATCGTACATGCCTGTAGTTTGATTAATGTCCAACGGACTACGGAAATAGACCCATATGTCAACTTCACTAGTTTGCCAGTTTACTGATCCATCTTTGTTAAGATCTTTAACTCCCTTAACAGGTTTTGCTGTGTAGTTGCCCATGCCGCTGTTTACAATCCAGTAAGGATCTCCCCAGATTTCTAAATCTAACATCAACATGTCTTTACCTTTAGTAAGGGCATCATGAAATACACGGGCCGCTCTGTTGGCCGCTGTTTCTTGGCCACCGCCGCCCTTGCCATCCCAGCTAGTATCATTTAAATCGTGACTAGTTTGAGTTGCAATTGCACCAGGCTGGGTGCCAGGCTTGGCTCCGTCAGCAGTTTCTGTAATTGGTTTTTTGTCTTCTTTAGTGTCTGATGCTTTTGGGCCTGGCGCTTCTACATCTTGCGAGTGTTTAAATCTGTCGGCGGCCATTCTGTTAGCAAATCCAACACTAAAATCAATATTAAATTTAATAACTTCTGTATTCTTACCTGTGTAGATATAATCGTAACGTTTACATACTTGTTTCTTTAAGTTGTCAAATCCCGGAGCTTTGGCATTTATTGCGGCCGCTTTACTTGAGTGCGCATCAAATTCTACTACACGGTATACAATGATACGGGGATATGTACCATTTTTTGGTAAATTTTCTGCGGAGTTAATAAGATAAACTTGTGTATCGATCCTCCACCATACTCGCATACCAGTGTCTGCTTTTAATCCGGCCGTTGCTAATGCTTTTTCTGGATATGAACTAGTCAATAACACTTGATTAATAACACCCGGTATATCCATATCTTGACTAAACTTTAATACGCCTTCCTTAGGATTAGCTACCATCTTTCCTCGAGACCAAGTGTTACCATCTTCAGAAACCATGAGTGCTTCTTTGGCTCCTGCAGGGTCGGACTGTCTGGCAAGTCCCCATCCCATATCGGCAGCACCTAAGGCATTAACATTGCCCGCGGCTTGCGCCAAGGTAGTGTCGCTTATACCTAATTTTTTAAATATTGAGGCGGAGTCACTCGTGATTTGTTGTGGCAGAGATGTTGCAGAACTTTTCTTATCTGAACCGCCACCGGCGGCGGCAACTTGTCCGCTGGCAAGTGCTTCTTCTTTAGGAAATAATATAACAACTTTGTCAGCAACTTTAACTGTCTTGTTGTCAATGTACTCCTCTAATCTTTTATTCACAACAGCTTGTAAACTCTGGTCGCCTGTTTGCAATACTTCCTGAACTGTTTTACCTTTAATTGTAGTGTCTGTTTTCAAATTAGCGTAGCGAGAAGTCAATGCTTGTCCTTGCGTGGCATACGCCATAACATTGTAACGGCACCCTTTCTCATCGCCCTTCATTGAAACTGTAGTAAGTCTAATAGGAATATGTCTAGCCGCAAATGGAATGTTTGAAATTGCACCTCGTTCAGTATTACCTCTAAACTCAATGGTTAACAAGAACGGTGCATCACGGAAATTTTCAAATTTTGCTTGGTATGCGGCTGTTTGCAATGCTAGAATAAATGTTCCCATACTATATGGCTCAAATATATCAAACTGTACAGTAGTTACACTAGTTGTTTTTGCTGTTGCAAGTCCAATTACACTTTCAAATGTGAGATTATCAAGATAAAACTCAAATTTTCCGTATGCTGTTTGCACACGATTATTAGGATCAGCGCCACCAGATTTACAAATTATTGGAAGTACCTTGCCTGCTTTGTAAGAAATATCCGGATAATTAAAATCTTGAATAGTCATTGCACTAAGACTTAGAATATAATCATAACTTGCATAATTAGATAAAATGTTTGGTGATGGCAACGATACTCCGCCAAGCCCTCCAAATATTCCGCCTATTCCGCTGGCTAAGGTACCAACTGCAGATGTTGCCGCATCTAAATATCCCATATTAAATTCCTAACACTGTTCGTAAACTACTGTTCTTTGGAATGTAGATTTTCTTTCCCGGTACAAAATCAAAAATAGGATCTTGTAACACATCCATATTGCGTTGGGTGAATACCCACCAAAGAGACGCATCGCCGTATAAGTCAAAGGCAAGTAAGTCAGGACGATTTGTGTATTGTGCTTCTATAGTATATAGAAAGTCATCAGGTTCTGCACTGACCGCTCTGATAGACAACGGCTCAAGATAATTTTGAGTAACTGATGTGTTATACCACGGACTTGTATTAGTATATATTGCCATTTTAAATATATCCGAAACCACTACTTAAATATCCGCCGGTTACAAATCTATCTAAACTAAATTTGCGTGAACTTGAACGGCTGTACATTGGTACTAGTGTAATTACAAATTGACTTTTTGTTGGAACGTGCGCTTGTCCGCCGCTGGTTGTTCCACCAACGCCAAATGCTCCTAACAATCCTGCTACCTGGCCGATACCCCCTGCAATGTTACTTATTGCTCCGAGAGCTGAGAAGCCAGGAATAGCGGCTCCTAACGTATCTGCTAATCCGCCAATGCTGTCTGTTATTCCTTGTACATCGCCTGCGGCACTGCCAACAACATCACATGCAATATAATCAACATCGTTAGGTAACGTACAACTAAAACTTTGAATAGCGACTGGTACATTCTTAAAAACATAATTGCCGTATCCGTTTAAAAATACAATAGGCGGAGGATTGCCGGCTTTCATATCAGATCCGCTGAACATTTTGGACACTGACCGTAAATAGTGTACACATGCAATCCAATACAGTGCCTGTGCGGGATCTTCAACAGCCATTGGTGCAGTAATTTCAATTGTGCCGGGGTCACTATTCTTAAATGCCTGGAATGGATAATTTGAATGTGTTGGGGATTCACCTGAATATTTTGCGCCAGACTTGATAGATATCTGGGGAGTGTATGGGAATATTAAACCGCCAGCATCTTTTAATGGTGTTAACACAGGACTGCGTTTAAAACTAGTCCAATTAGGGATACTTAATCTGACACGCCAATCGTTTGCATTTGATTCACCACCAAAACTTGAAAATGCACTGTCAAGGTCGCCAAGAACTTCGCCGCCAGCGGGCAAATTCATACTTCGAATAGCACTACCAATATTACTAACAGCACCAATTGCGGAAATTGCGCCACCTAGTTTGTTAGCTACATTTCTAGCCTGTGAAGCCGTGCTAAACGACGAGTTAGACGGTACTGCTTTTGATGTGATACCTTGCCCTTTTGTGAATGCCATAATGTTCCCCTTTGGCTAATATTTAGTTGACTTTTTAATGTGCGTAGTTTATAATATAACATCCGGAGAACGATTAATGACA